CATATAAAGATAAGTATTATCTGTTCCAGAAGTTTCCATAAACACTCTAGTTCCACCTGTAAGTCTTTCTCCATAAATTACAGGAATGTTTGCGTCATTGGATTGTTTGTTTAATAATATACCTCTTTCAAAATCATCAAATTCATTAGTTCCAAAGTCAGGTATTTCAGGAACTTTTGGTCTTAATGCCCAAGATATAAATAAAGTTATACCTAAAGACACCAAAGGATTCATGTTTCCAAAAAACTTTGATGCTTTGGCTACTGTGCCTATAACTTTTCCTACAAATCCACCCATTATATTTCCTTAACTATCATTCTTTTAATTTGATTATCTTCTACTCTTAACCAAGTAAAATTATCTTTAATGCCTTTAAATTTATTAGCCATATTAACACACCATTTAAAAATATTTCTGACATTCTTAATAGCAATAAATTCTACAAATACTAAATGATCTCCAGAGTTCCATTCCTTGTAATTTATAATAGCTGTTTTTTTAAAATGATTAAAAGCATAATCAGATAGATAAGCCCAATTAGTAAAACCAACCAAAGTATCGTTGTGATAATGTTTTTTATATTGGTTTAAAAATATACTAGGCTTGATGTGATGTTGTAAATCAAGATCGTGTAAATCGTCATATTTAGAATAATTTCTGTATAGAGATATAATATCTTGCATTACTCTCTACCCCATTTAATATCTTGTACTGTTTGAGAACTAAAATCCATTCCAACATCTGTACTAAAGAATCTTTGCTGTGATGTATTATTAGTCTTTCGACCATTCTTTTTATTAAAGTCTGCCCAATGAGATACAATAGATAATGATAGTGTGCTTGATTTCTCTTGTTCTTGTATTTCAAAATTTTCTATACTTCCTTTATAAAGTAAAAAAGGGTCAGCAAATATTGTGTTATCATCATCTAGCAATCCTCTATAAATAGTTACAGTATTATTAATAACATTCTCATTTAAAACTACTGAAATATATGTTTGGTCTGCACCTGATAAAGTTAAAGTAATACTAGATTTACTTACATCTGTTTGTTCTGAAAAATCTGATATGCCTAATAAATGATCTGACGCTAGATAAGTAACTGATGAACCAGATATTGATGAAGTTAATGGAAAAGAACAATCAGTAATGTTAATAGGAGTATCGAACCCAAGAGTGATAAGATGGAATGGTCTAATATCATTTGTTGCTAGTTCGTTCTTTATCGCTGTTGTCAGGCTTCTCGTCATATTCCTCAAATGTTCTTCTGGTTACTTTTATTGAATCATTGACAGTATAATTAGCATTTTTAGATGGTTCACTATACTTTCCGTGATTCAAAGATTGAGAATTAAAATCATCAGCTTCAATTATTTCTTCAGCCAAGAAATCAACACTAATCCAATACTTGACTTTATATTTCATCTATAAGGCTTCTTCAACATCAAATTGGTACTCATAATATAAATTACCATCTTTATCTACACCTGATACTCCAAACTCTTGAATATCATTTGTTAAGTGTACTGTGAAAGATACATTATCATAAGTAACTATTGAATCATCTGCAAGTGCCACAAGTAAAGGTGGCTCTATTGTAACTGTTGCTGCATTACTTGAACTTGTTACATCTGCTACAACCATATAAACTTTATCATGTGAAGCAAACTTTATAAAATCTCCAGCTTTAAATCTTCCAGCACCATCTCCAGCAAATGCGTCCATATCAATCGTTGTATCTCCAACTGCGTGAACTCCATTAACTAAAACTGTTCCTGATTCATTACCTCTAGCATCTTCTATTTCTGGTGGGATAATTGTAAAGTTTTCTTTGCCTGATCTTTGTTTAACTATAAAAGCCATTAACTCTCCATAAACATCTGATCTTTTAGCAGTAATAATTTGAACTGAAAATGCCCATCTTTGATTATCTATTTGTCTAGCAAGTTTCTTACCAGATACAGTTTTTGAGATAATAGTATTTTGAATTGACTTTATTCCTAAAGTTCCAAATTTAGCAGTTGATATAGGAAAAGCACCTGACATTAGATTAAGTTTTTACTCCCTCTTTCATTTACTGCGTTATTAATTAATTGAGTGATAGTTCCTCTTGATCTAACTAATAAATCTTCAAAGCCTGAAGCATCTACTGTGTTGATATTAAAATTAACTGTTGTACTTCCACCACCTGAACCACCTCTAGCATTTTGTGTAATTTGTCCTGTTTGATTAGGTACAAACATTTCTGGCCCGTTTTCTCCAACTAAAATTGGATTACCTTTAGATACTGCACCACCTTTTGCAAAACCAAATAATTTACCTATAGACCCAAATATATTTCCACCACCTATATCTGCACCACCACCCATTGATGAATAAGCCATTTGTTTTCTTTTTTCAGCAGTAATTAATTTTTCAATAGCAAGTTCAACACCTTTTCTTGCAACTATTTCAATTAAAGCACTTAAAACATTGACTGCTAATGTTCGAGCCATATTTTTTAATACATCAGTTAATTTTTGACCTGAAACAAATGCTACAGCTAAACCTCTAGACATATTTGTAATACCACTATCAACTGTATCTATAATAATATTTCTAATATCTGATGTTTTGTTTTTTAACTTTTCTAAAGCACCAGAATTTAAGTCTTTAAATCTTTCTAATGCTTTTTGTGTTGCTGATGGTATAGAAACTGACATCTCATGTTCAAATTCTCTCATCATCATATTAGTATATTCTAATTCTTCATTTACTTTTTTAATTGCTTTTTGTTCTATTGGTATAGATAGTTCATTTTCAAATGGTGCTATTTCAGGAAATACTAAAGGTTTATCTCCATATTTTTCTCCAAACTCATCTGCTTTTTCTATTGCTTTTAATATTAAACCTAATCCTAAAATACCTTTTTTACCAAGCATCAAAGCACCAATAATACCAGCCTGTTTCATTACTGCTGGTAAAGTATCAAATGTTTCTTTAAGTCCTATTAATTGATCTTTTACTTTAGATAGAAATGGAACTAAATCTTTCCCTAGTTTTACTGCACCCACAACTGCACCAGCTAAATTTTTTCCAACTGCTGTTGCTATCTCATCTATTTTTTGAGAGTTATTTTCTAAGAATTTATCTAAATCCCCAAATTGATTTTTTAGTTCTTCAAAGAATCCAGCTTCTAATAATACTTTTTTAAAATTAAATATTTTATCTCCAATCATTGATAAAGTTCCCTCAAATGTGTTAGCTAATTCATCAGTTGCACTTCCAAATCTTCCACCTTTACCAAATACTTTTTCAAATGCTTTTACAGTTTCTTCAATAGATACTTTTGCACCGGCTTGGAAACCAAGCATATTTCTAACACCTTTTTCTCTAAATAAATCTGCTGCACCTATACCAGCACTAAATGATCTTTGTATTTGTTCTGAAGCTGTTCTAAAATCTAATCCTGTTACTGCTGCAACATTACCTGTTATTTCTAACATTTCTTGTAAGTCTTTAGCATTATCTGTTACTGTTGCAAGAATACCAGCACCTGATTGAATTTGCTCTAATGAAAAAGGAACTTTAGATGCAAATTTAGTCATATTATCAAATGCCTTTGCACCCTCGTTTGTATCTTTTAATAAGAATTTTAATCTAACTCTTAAATTCTCTAATTCTTTTCCTGTATTAACTAAATTTCTAACAACAAGACCAGCACCTAAACCTAGAAAAGCATTTCTGAGATTAAATACAGACTGCTTTAATCTACCTAAAGATTTTTGAACACCATTTAAAGCCTGTGTAGATTTATCTTTTGCTACAATGTCTATCTTTAATTTTTGTGCCATTATTTTAAATTCCTTGCATCAGCTAATGATTGATTTGTTTTATACTGTTCTTGTTCTTTTTTCAAGTAAGCTAACCAAAGATTATAATGGCTCATTGGCATATCAAGAACTTGCTGGATTGTCAGATGTAATCGTTCGGCAATAACTAAAAGCGACCTAACATCTGGGTCGCTATCTACTTTTTTTCTGCGTCCTCGTAATTAGTATCTAAAAGGATTTGATTGGCAACATTAGATATAACATTAGAGTCTGCTTTTTTTCTTAAAGCAAATTTATCTTCTGGACTAAAGGCTTTAATCATATCGCCTTTATCATTCTTAACTTGAAGTTTCATTATAAGTAAATCTACAAGAATAGTTAAGTCTTGAAAATTATTAGACTTCTTAAAGATAATGTTTTTTTCTTCAAGGGTTAATGGCTCTGAATAGAATACACTAGCATTTCCATGCTCGTCTTTCCATTCTTCTACCTCAATAGTGATAGTTTTAAGAGTTTCAAAATGAGTTTTTACTCTATCAATAACTGACATAAATTAGATTATACAGTTCCTATTGTAAGTGTGCCTGTGCCTTGAAAAGTAACAGTTCTTGAAATAATTGCGTCCATTGCATTATTGATACTCATACCAGTTACAATACCTGTTCCTGTGTAACTTGCATCTCCTGATTCATTACCCTCTGGTAATAAAACAAATGAGATAGAAGCACCAGCAAGTAAAGTTTCTTGTGGAGTATCAGTTTCGTCAAAGTGCATTTCTAAAGTACCAGAGAATGAAGTTCTACCTGTTACAAATGATTTAGTTGCATCTGTTAAAGCAGTATCTTCAACCACATCTCCTGTAGTTTCAAGTGTGAAGCTAGTTAGTTCCCCAACTGCTGTTCCACCAGCTGTTACAACTCCTTCTTTTCCGTGATGTGTTGCCATGTCTTTTTGTCCTTGTTAGATTTAGTTTGTTTAGTTTCTTTTTCTTGCTTATAGCCTAGTCTTAAATAATGTTCAAGGTTAGTTTCATTAATTTTAATCTCTGAATTACCTTTATATAATTTAATGTCTTTAGCCATAAGTCCTTTTACAGTTTATCGTCTTCTTCGTCAATATCTTCTTCATCAAAGTCTTCATCATCTAAGGTATCTTTATCTTCTTCCCAAGTACCATCATCTTCTTCTAAAGAGTTTTCTTTAATTTCATCAATTAAGTCTTTAACTTCTTCACAAAGCATAGATTCTTTATCGTGCATCTTTTCTATTTGATCTATTTTCTTTGTTATTTTATCTAATAATTTATTGCTCATAAGTTATCCTATGGTGTTCCTGATTGATATTCGTACATACATCTGATTGTCATTTTTATTCCACCAACAGGAAATAAACTTCCCTCGTCAGTTTCTACTTGTATAACTTCCGAATCAAGTGCGTTACCATTTCTAGTAATATCATTTTCTATCGCAGTTTCAATAGCTGTAATTAAAGCATTTCTAGCAGTATCTATATTAGCTTCTGCACCTTTAACAAATCCTAGTATTACAAAATCAATAGTTCCATGCCTTGTTTTAGCACCACTTCCAAGTTCGCTATCATCTCTATTTTCTTCTGATGTTTGAATTATAACTGCTGGGTATTGTTGCATGGATAATTCGTCTAACAAGAAAGGTTGTCTAGTAACTTTTTTAATTACTGGACTAGATATATCTGAAATAACTGTAAGTAAGTTTGATGCTATATCTTCTCTTATACTCATATTCTTGCCTTTCTAAATTCTTTGGCTACAAATTTATTAAATTGTCTGCCTATTATATTAGCAGTTCTATCATTAAATCCAAAAAATTCACGTTTTGTTTTACCTAACACTTGATTAAATACTGCTCTTTTAAGCATTTGACTATTACTGAATCCTACTGATACTTTATTTGTTCCTGTTTTTTTAATTGTTTTTCCACTCGGAGTTAAAGCACCCAACATACGACCAGAGTAAAATAAATCTACTTTAGTTGGATAGCCTTTTTTCTGTAGATGTTTTAAGTAGCCTTGTGAGTAAGGTGCAAAAGGTCTATCTCTAAAATCTATTCCTTTAGCAGTTTTAGTTCTGATAATATCCAGTAATTGAAAACCACCTTGTAGTATTCCTTTTTCTATAATGCTTTTAAATTTTCTCTCTATTCTTTTGAATCGTTTTTTAATGAACTCTGCATTAGTTTTGATTTTTACTTCTAAAGCCATTTATCTAATCAATCTTCTAAATCCATGTAAAGGCTCTCTTTCGTTAGATACAATAGTTCCATCTGCATCTACATCATATTCAACACCATCTTCTAAGATCATTCTCCATTCCATGTTGTATTGGCTCATGTAATATTCTGCCATTCTTTCAAATCTATCTTTTTCTGTTTCTGGTCTAAATTTAGTTAATGCTGGTAAAAAGAATCTTCCTAAAAATAGATAAACACCAGCACGTTCAAACTGATCTAAATTAACTTTTGTATTAACCATTTCAGCAGTATTAAGAACTGTAATGTCTGTGAATATATTAGTCTTATATACAGGCCACCATTCTACTCTTAATGCTCTGAATATATCATTGGTAGTTTGTGCAAAGAAATTAACTGCTTCTGTTGCATCTGATGCTATACCAAAATCAAACGCATCTGGTTGATACTTAGTTACATCACTTGCTGTTATTACATCTGCACCTGTATAATTAGCCATATTACTTTACCAATAGATAAATTATTAAAACAGCTAAAGGGATTGAGTACATAGGATTATTTTTAGCTTTAATCCACACCCATTTACACCATTTCTTTAATTTAAGTTTAATTAATTGATTCATCTTTTTTCTTCTTTGCTTTTTTCTTCTTAGGTTTAAGCATTATTACTTTTGATTCATTTTCAAAAGTTTGATCTACTTCTTTAACATTTTCTTGTTTAACTTCTTTTACAACATCTTGTGCTTGTTTAAAACCTCTAAAATCATACATAACTTTATTTGTTTGATAATCTAATTCACTTCTAGTGATTGTCTTGTTACCTCTTGTAAGGGTAACCATTTTCTCATTTGATAATACTAATTTAACCATTGTTTCTCCTGTGTAGTTTAATGTAAGGGGGATTTACCCCCCTCACAAAGTAAGCAATTATTATGCTTGGATAGATGAATCGTAGTGTAGTTCAACACCATATGAATCATGGATTTCTCCAACACCATATACTGAAGTCGCTACAATCTCGTCTGCTCTTAGAGAAGCATCTCTTTGAGTTTCGATTTTAACGTCTTGCATCATTGCGATTGCTAGTGCATCTTTATGGAACGCACCACCTTTGTAATCACCAGCAGTACCTGTGTTAGCCATATTTGAAGTTTCAAATACGTTCATTCCAGCGATTTTACCAATGTGTCCTGATCTTAATGCTTCGTTAGATAATTCAGTATCTAAACCAGCAAAAGTATTAGTAAAGCCAGACTTAAGGTCATAAGCGATTTTAGGGTGTAGTACAACTTGACAACCATCAGTAGGTAATGCGTTTTCTTTCAAAGTTGAAAGAGCATTAAATAATACTGCTGGAGTTATCGCTGCTGAACCATCTCCTAGTGCAACACTAAAGCCATTAAACAAAGCTGTTAAATCTAAGTCTTGTTTTCTTGCTAGTGCTTCCCCAAATAACTTACCAACATCTGCTGCAACATTTCTTGGTGCAGAGTTTCTTGCTAGGTCAGTTAGAGTAGTCATAACACCAACTTCAGAAGCTGTAATAGTTACTGAACTTGGGTCGATTGCTGTGTTTGCTAGATCAGTTGCTTCAGCTACTGCTGCTGCACTTACTGCTGCATAGACAGGAACTTCAACTGCTTTTCCACCACCAGAGATCGCATAGTTTTTAACTAAGTTTCTCATAATGGATTTTTCAGATGCTACAAATTGAGCCTCTGCTACTATCTCTGTGTATAGTTCCGATAGTGTAGAACTTGTGCTTTCGTTAGCCATGATATTATCCTATTATTATTATTTGTTTAAGTTAATCTCAACAGCACCTGAATCTCGTTTCTTCCTATATTCTTGATAGGCTTTACGATCTTCTGGTCTTGTTAAGTCCAAGTCCTGTAGATTAAAAGGTTTAACAGTTTTACCACCGACAGCACTCTGGCTTCCTGAACCAGACAAAGACCCTTGACGGAAGTGTGGGTTACTATCTAAAAACTCTTTAACTCGATCTTCGATTGTAAAAAGTTCTCCGTTTGAGTTATATCTTACATTAGAATTATTATCAACTACTTCTATTCTACCATCATCATTGTATTTAACTTCGCTTTTTAACAAAGCTACAACTTGCTGTGCATTGATAGATTTTTCTTTATTAGCAATAGATAATATAGAGTTATCAACTTTTTCTTTTTTGATTTGATCTTTATATTTATTAAGTTCTGTATCTTTTTCAGACAATCTATCTTGCATAATCTTTTCAATATCAGCTTTAGATTTAGCTTCTTTTAATTGCTGTTCTTTTAGAAGTTCTGTCTTTTTGTTTTCTTCTTCTTGAAGTAACTTTTGAACTTTACTTTTTTCAGCATCTAATCTTGTTTTGATTATGTTATCTAATTGTTCTTGTGTAAAAGTTTGTTGCTTTGGTGCATCTACTTTTACTTCTTCTTTTATTTCT